AATCCTTCAAGCGCTTTGTAAACATGGATATCGTAAACCTGGAGCGATGATATCAAAGCTCGTCAATGATATGGTCTCTAAGGTTGCGAAAAAAGAAGGGAAATCAGCAGAACATATGCGAAAGCAATTGTTGGCTGAAGGCAAGGAACTGAAAGGATGATGGATCTAACTACAGGTGAAACGTTTATAATCTACACAATAGTGGTAGTTTTATTTATGTTTTACCTGTGGTGGTCCAATCGATTATGAAGTGGAAAACCATTGGATATTATTTTGACGGAAAGTCGTCTTATGTGATTTTACAAAATGATCACGGACAGACTAAAATGAAGTTGACAAAAGAAGTTTAAATCCTTAATACTAAAGCTGTATTCCAAGTGAGTCCTAAAATGAGAAGCTGGGGCTAAACAGCTTAATTATCACGAACAAATACCCGAGAACATTATTTTAACCTTAACCTTATAGGAAAAATAATATGGCGAAGCAGAGAACTGCTGAAGATGACCGTAATTTATTGCAAGAGGCGTTAACGGATCTTGCGAATATTAGCCCAAACCGGGCTCAGTATGATAAATTTACGACTGTGTTGTTTCAGCTGTATGCGGGTAATGAAATGGGCTTAACTTACGGAATGCACGAGTTATTAGCACGAATCGAGAAAACTTGGAAAACCTCCAGGAAATCGAAAAAAGCTAAACTTGGGCTTAGAATCGTTAAATAAATTATGTCAGTGGGCTCCCTTTTTTTATCCATGTCTCCGCTCACTGGCATAGCTTATGGATGATTTCGAAGACAGTTATTATAATTTTAAACAAAAAGATGTGGCCGATATGTCTCCAAAAGAGAGGCATACATTTATGACATTGGTCTATGAAGATTATAAATTTGTCTTGAAAGAGAAGATGCCAGCGCCTGTTATTAAATACCACCGCGATGTACTCGTCTCACTTGTTAAAACTTATGGGCATTAAACTGGCTTCGGACTTTGTCCGAGAGCCTGTTTCTAAAGAAGAACGCTTATGGAAAGCGGTTATTATCATGGCTTTTGAGGATTGTTTAAATAAGGGCGGAACTAAAATTGAGGCGTATCGAAAGCAAGATGCTCATACATGGTTTATCTCGGAGTCTGAGGACTTTCAGAATGTGTGTTATATGGCTGAAATCGAGCCCCTGAGGGTGAGGAATCGGTATTTGGAGCTGTTGGAGTGTGGCAAGGTGGGATTCACGAAATTACAGGCTGAATGGCTGAATTATAGGGATCATTATTCGATGTACCGTGGTGCATTAGACAAGGTTCAACGCCAACGGATCATGGAGCAAATTACACGGATCAGGGCTAAAATAAATAAATGCGGGGGTTAGACTGTAATCAATCTTAACCCCCTCAAAAAGGATATATATATGATATATTTCCTATATAATCCTATAATTCTTTGCCGTCAAGATCTAACCACATGTAGGTAGGACAAAAAGAGGCTTTCGCCTCCTAATCCATGTCATAAATCTCCTGGGTTGATGTAACAAGAAAAAAAACTATTATTTACTACTCCAGTTAGACTACCAAAAAGTGTGTCATTCTGTCAATAAAAATTTCTCTATATAAGATTATTACGACAGAAAAAAAAANNAAAAAAAATAAAAAAAATATTTCAAAATAACGTCCCTTACGTCCCTTATGGGATAAATAGACTTATTATTAAGCAATACCAACAATAATTGTAAAAAACAATAGTGTCCCCTTAGTGTCCCCAGGGACACTAATAACGTCCCTCTTGAGGGAACGCCTCTGGATTTTTTTTAATGTCTATATTTTTTGTCAGAATAATCTTATATAATAAAAATTATGGGTGCTAAACCAAGACACGAATTGACCGTAGATGATCTTACTGCAAAGCAAGAAAAATTTGCTTACGAACTAGTTGCGAACTGGGGCATTAAAAACAAGAAAGACATCGTTAAAGAAATATATGGCGAGAAAGGTCAAGAGATGACCGATAGCTCCGCCTCCGCAATTGGGTCAAGATTGACTAATAGAAAAATTAATCCTCATGTTTGTATGTTTATCGATCAATTAAAAAAGGAAGAGGAAAAGAAATACAAAGATAAACTTAGACGTCATAAAAGATTTGAATACTATGCGAACAAAGCTGCTAAGAAAGAACAATATGCATCTGCAATTAATGCTGAGTATCGTAGTGGTCAAATGGAAGGTCTATTCGTAGACAAACAACAAATTTCAGTCACTGGTTTGGAGGGTATGAGTCGTGAAGAGCTTGAGAAAAAACTCGAGGAACTTTCGAAAAAAATCGATGGAGCAAACGCAAAAACCATCGAAGCTAAAATTATTGACTGAAGATAACTTTTGGGAAGAATTCCATAAAGTACACGGAGGGGAGATAAGTACAAATGTCGGAAGTGTCAAAGTTGATACCGAAGAAAATCAGAGTTAGTTTTGCGGATCTAGATATTAAATTTGTTGACGACCCAGAATTTGACGCAAACAGTTATGGTGAATTTTGTTCTAATACCAATTCGATTAAGCTCTCGTTAAAAGCTTCTCCCCAGGATATGGCGAACACATTATTGCACGAACTGGTGCATGCTGCTGTGTGGTATGGTGGTCTGAAAGATGATGGCTTTCCATTAGAAGATGACAAACACGAAGAGCATGTTGTTAATGTTGTAACGAATCAATTATGTCAGATCATAAAAGACAATCCTAAAATATTGACTATCTTAAAGAAGGGTTTATCAAGTCAGAATGGCCGATCAAAAAAGAGAAACGAAATTATGGCAACGCCTAAAAAAATACTTGAAAAATTTACATTCCACAAGAATAGAAAGTAGAACGATCAACGGTATTCCTGATGTCTTTTGTTGTTACAAAGGCATATCATTTTGGATGGAACTAAAATCCGATTACGTCAGTTATCCTAAACTTTCTAAATGGCAGGTTGCTTGGATAAATAAATATATCGCACACGGGGGAGTAATGATTATCTGCAATCAGACCCTCAAGGAGAGATGTCTCAAACTCTACAGACCTCGTTCCTCGTTCACTGATCCACGCACACTGGTTCCTGATGCAGTGTTAACGGAGCAGGAGCTCCCGCAGCAGATCTCTCGTACCTTGATCAACCTCGTTTCTCGTTCATAATTCATCAAATGGATGTGTGCCCGGCAGCTTAAGCGTCCCCGCTGATGCAGCTCACCTGCTGTGAAACCTCGTGCCTCGTTCCAGGGCTAACGCCTCACGAACATTGGTAAAGATGTAAAGGGATACCTACGCAGTCACCTGCTGTGAAAAAAATTTTTTAAATTAGTTCTTGACGCATATCCCAACTACTCTTATATGAGTAAGCAACAAAGGAGTTATATATGCAAACGTTTAAGGAAATGATCTTTGACCGATTCACGGACAATGATCCAAGTGCCGACGAAGTCTTTCGTCATGGAATGTCAGGTGGCTTTAGCGGCTTTATCTATTATAAAGAAACCACTGACATGTTCGATAAGTATGGTGAAGACATATGGAAGATTTTCGAGGACTATGATGCACCCTTCCCTGCTCAAGAAAACAGGACACTGACTCAGTGGAAGAATGCCATGGTATGGAGTGCCGTGGAGATTCTCGCAGGAGTCTACCTGGAAGAGCAGCACCAACAGATGGAAAAAGAGAATCAAGCAAGGGAAGACAGGATGTGGGAGACCTGGAAACAATACGCAAAGGTAAAGGAGTAATTACGCAAATGATAACAAACATAACAGAACGAGAAGATAAGCTTTGCACGTTATTAGGGTGGTTAGCTTGTCATGTGGATGAAGACGTAGAACATAAATCAAAGCACGTAAAGCAATCGCTAAATGATGCCGTTGATTATTTAGAAAGTATTGGTTGGTACGATTTCAATGCTTCAAGGAGAAAGGGAAAGGCGTAACTATATGAAAGAATATCTCGTTTACTATTCAGAACACACGGTTCATGAAAAGAAGTTTAAAGCTGAGGATGCGAAGGCAGCTCTCGCAAAAGCTCGTCAGGAGTTAGAAGATAATTGTTGGGACACCAAGACCTGGGAGACGGGCGATGGTGAAGGTGGCCAGCTGGATGTGGAGGAAGTATGAAACTTATATCGCTCGATAAGATTGAACTGCTCGTTGAGCAAGAACCGGTGGCCAAGCACCATGATCAGTTTAAAGAGATGAAGGTCTCGTACCCTGAGGTTTGGTACAAAGCTTGGCTGCAGGGACTGATAGAGTACCTGCGTATCCGGCAGCAGAGGAGGACGTCATGTGGTACATCATTGGAGCACTAGTACTTCTGTCTTTTCCAAAGACAGTTCTCGTTGTTCTGTTGGGGATCTCGTTTCTCGTTTTAGGACCATAGAGCTGCCGGTGCAGCAGGAGATGGTAAAGCTCCGCCCGTCACCGCACGAAGTTCCAAAAAATTTTTTAAAATAAGGTCTTGTAATCTTATGGGAGTTGTCTTATATGTAATGAAGGCGGTGTTACCATGACAACAAAGTGTGTATAGGTAATAGGTAATGCTAAACTTACGGTTCACACCACCGCCACAAACGACAACAAAGGAGATATATTATGGG